TTTGGAGCTATTGCCGGGCGCTCGGGCAGACCCGCGCTATTCACGGTGGGCGCGACAAGCGCGTTGTTCACGTTCTCGTTTATGAACGCCGCCAGTGTTTCCTGTGCAATCAGTGTGGGGTCGCCAACGTCTGCCTTGGTAGCTGACCTGCTGTCCCTGACCACGTTCAGCGCGTACTGGTAGATGCGTGAGGTCTCAATGGAGTGCAGGCCCAGCCGTGCAGCGATCAAGGCTCCGACAAACGCACAGGTAAGAATAGAGGAGTGGAACCGATCGGCCTGATCGAGCTGCAGTTCTTCGTCAATCTTGTTTTGCATGTTGACCAGCAGCTTGCGCACCTGCGCCATGTTCTTCAGGACGTACTCAATGTAGAGGGGCCCAGCAAGGCCGTAGTTGGTGTTGAGCTTGCCAAACACAGCGTCGATCTCTTGCTTCGTGGCACCTGTGTACTTGGGCACGGAGATTTCCAACACGCGGCGCAACTCCCCCTCTGCAGTGCTCTTGTATTGCTGCAGGACGTCCGTGGCTGAAGCGTTGCCGGATGTCAGGGTGATGTTGCACCACGTCGTGTGGTTGACGCGCATCTTGTTGCTCTGCGACTCCATGCGGTGCTTGCCCCGGCCGGATGTGAACCCGTAGGCCATGTCAGACAGGACTTCAGCTTTCTCGTTGGTGATCTCATCGACCGTGAAGACCAAGCTGTTGACCATGCCGAGCATGTGCATCTTGGCAGCATACGTGTCTTCCTTCTTCATCAGCAGATCGTCAGGGTGTCCAAAGATCGAGTTGGCCACCATCTGCGCAGTTGACTTGCCGGAGCCTGACCCGTTGTGCTTCAGGTGAACCATAGCCCCCTTGACCACGTTGCCCTCGATCAACCGCAGGAGCGGCGAGCCGAACCCGAAGAACAACGACAGCGCATGTGGCTCCAGCCCCGGGCGATCGTAGAAGTTGGCGATCTTCTTCCACTCGTCCAGTGAGCCCGTGGGTTTGAACGCAGCGGCCAGTTGCCGGGTGCCGCTGGCAGGGGGTGCAAGCTTTGCGCCAGACGCGGTGTACTCGATCTCACCGACAACGAAGCCCAGCAGGTCAGGGGTCCACCCCATCTGATTGCGGGTGCGGTTTGCTGCGTACTGCGACTGCAGCTTGCGAATTGCAGAGGCGAAGTAAGCCATGAGTTGCTCCAATTTTTTACCATAGGCGACGACCCCGTTGCGCACCAGCAAGTCACGCAGCTTCTCCGTGGAGAACAGCGTTGTGACAGGGGCGAAGAACCGGCGCACGCCGTCTTTGCGCATGTGCAGGTTGATACCCACCATCTCACCGTCGCCACTGCCGTGGTCGTCTGAATCAAAAAAGCGTTCTGTTAAGTAGAGGTCGTCTGGGTATATCTCAACCTCAACCTCTTCTCCGTCTTTGTCCCGGTCCTTGCGGAATACCCCGCCGTTGGCACCACGAAAGTAGGGGAACGGATATGCCGGGATGGAGATAGCCACAGCCGGGGCCTCATCGTCCGCGTCCTTCACAACCACATAGGCATCGTCAGTTACTTCGGCAGCCACCACGGTCTTGCCAATCAGCAAGGGAGTGGATACGGTCTGAGTGCAGCCTTTGCACAAACTGCCGTTGTTGTCCTTGTACCACTGGCAAGTGTACGGGCCCTTGGTTTCCGCCGCTTTGGCTTCCGTGTTGGCAGCGGTGTATCCGGGGTGCGCCTTGGACGCAGTGTGGATGGCTGTAGCACCGTCTTCGCACCGGATAGCGATCGACAGCATGCCACGCCACAACGGCTCGGCCAGTACAGCGGCGTCGACCAGTGCGTGTTTGATCTGGGCACAGCCCTTGTCCTTGAGACTGCGGGAGGCGATGCGCTGAAACGAGCATGGGGGGAAGTCCCCACCGGACATCTCACGGGAGGTGTCATCCAGCCCGAACTGCTTGGCTGCAGACAAGTCAACAGGGGCCGGGGGCAGGCACGCGGTGAACACGGCAAGATCAGTCGGCTGACCTTGTGCAATGATCTGAACGGGGCGGGACTGCCCGCCCTTGAAGTTGTGGGTGCCCGGGGTGCGCAAGATACGCGCAGCGTCCGCAGTGACTGCGGGGTCGGCATGTAAGTTGTGCTGCGCACACAGGCGCTTGAGTGATCGAGCGTGGGGTATCCACACAGTCGTGGGTACGTCGGCCGTCAGCGGCCAGTAGACGTGCAGGCCACCGCCTGAATTGACCACGGTAGGGCTTGGCAGCCCTGTGTCGGTAATGAATATGGAGAGTGCTTGTGCAGCGGCAGGTTGGTCTACATACGGCTTGCCCGTGCCGCAGTCAAGATCAAGAAAGAACGCACGTAGGTACGCGGCGTTGTCTACGGTACGAGCTGAATCATCCTTGTACGAGGCCAATGCGAAATACGCATCAACGCCGTTGGAGTTCATGCCAACACCCACTGCATCTACGTCGTCAACCGTTGTTTGGAACGATTGCTTGACTACACCTGCCCGTATCCCCACCGTGCAATAAACGCCCTGAGCGGGCAGAACGGAGTTGAGAAAGTCAGTCACATAACCTCACGGGTAACTGGAACAAAAAAGGGGCGGCAGGTTGTCCTGCCGCCCCCACTGGGCGCGATCACTTACGCTTGAGCAAGCGGGCAGTAATCTTAGGGATGAGCGCCATATACCGAGGGTTGGGCGTAGTCCGTCCAGTCAGCCAGTTGTAGACAGTCGCGCGCGACACACCGAACATGGCAGCCACTTCTGGCACCGCCACGTTTTTCTCGATGCACGCATCAGCCAGCCGCATGACAGCGGGCTTCTGGTCGGCGTCTTCAATTCGACGAATGAACAGGGAGTCGTACCCTCGGGTGCGGTCACTCATCGTCGGTCGACCAGTCGTTCAAGATGTCAGCCACGTTCTTTGCAGGGGCGGGCGCAGCTTCAGCTTTTGCCTTGGATGGGCGCTTCGTAGGCTCAGCGACCTCTTCGGCTTCCACTTTCTCGACAGCAGCTTTGGCGGGCACTTCTGCTTCCTTGAACGCTGCGGGTAACGCAGGTTGGCTTTCCTTCCTGCTTGGCACCATCTTGAACTCGACTGCTTGCATAGCGTCTTCAGTCTGGCTCTGTGCCTTGGCCAACTCCCACTCCTCACGGGTCAGCGGACGCACTGCGCGGAACTTCAGCACAGGCACAGCCTCAGCAGTGTCGAAGCGAGCCTCGGTCACCACGCCAGTGATTGGGATACCGTGGCCAGACAAGAACTTGCCATACGCTTGCAGGGGCATCTTGTCGCCATCAGCTTTGCCAAAATACGACTTGGCAGGAACCGACAGGCGGTAGATGTTGCCGCCGATATCGTTTTCCAAAGCCACGGCCAGACGCTTGCTGTAACGGCATGCGCGGGACTTGCCATCGCCGGAGCCTTCAATGTTCTGTGGGCACGTAGCGCAGGTCTTGCCCTGTGGCTCTGGCACTTCTTCGTTGGGCACTACGCCTTCGGCCGACCAGCAGGCAGGCTTGACGTCCTTGCCTTCTTCATACTTGTCAGCGTAGAACGTACGGGACACACCCTTACCGGCGGAGATCACCACCACGTTCATGGAACGATCTTCGTTCTTGGCCACCTCTTCACCGCCGACCACCATGCGCCATACGCCGCCCTTGATGGAGATTTGCTTGCCGCCAGAGGAGCCTGCGATGTCTTTGGTTGTAGCGTCTGCGGCTTCGCGCAGGTAGTCAGGAACAGCGGAACCGGATTTGAAAAGTGTCATATTGCTCATGTTGATTTCCTTGGTTTAACGTGCACGGGTGATGGTAATTGCGTAGCGGGAATCTACGTTCATACCCTCTGGTAATTTGTCAGGGTTGGCCTGCAGGAATTCCTTGAAGGTCGTCTGACTTACGCGGCGCTCCAGAAGTTCCGGGGCGTCGTGTTCTTTGATGAAGCGGTACATGCTATCCCAATCGGACGTCCAGTACCGCGTCTTGACAGACCGTCGAAACGATCCGAATTGTGTTTTGCCGCCGTCTTGGCCTGTGGTCTTGCACAGTTCCAGCAGCTCTGTTTCGATGGTATCCAGTTGCACGTCGAGCGCAGCAATCTCGGCTTCCAGCTCTTTGGTTTTTGCGGCCTTAGCGTCACGAATCTTGACGTAGACCTTCACAAGTGTGTTTGCATCCATGGGAGTTTCTCTTTTGATTTACGTTGAACGAATTGAAATTATACACTGTCAAATCTTGTCGTCAAGCACTTGTTTGTATAAATCGACCAGTGCCAGATGAAGATCAATCTTCCCCTGCAGCAGTGTGTACATGCGCCGCTCGACGGGGCTGCCCTGTAGGTGCGTGACGGTTACGCAGTTCTTCTGCCCGGCGCGGTGGGCACGGGAGTTGGCTTGGATGTAAATCTCCGTAGATGATACCGGCCCCCACCACACAACTTGATTGGCCCGGGTTAGGGTAATCCCGTGTGCTGTGGCCTGTGGCACCATCACCAGAATGCGCGGGTCGTCTTCTGTCTGGAACTGCTTGATGATGTCTGCGCGCTTGTTCGCCGCCACACCACCGTGGATGGTGGCCGTGGTGTACCCGGCCTTGATGATGCGGTCCTGCAGCATCTCCAGCGTGTGTCGGTAGGGCACGAACACCAGCACCTTTTCGTTGGTGCCAGCGATCACATCCAGCAGCTCGTTGACCCTGTTGTCCACATCAAACTCGACCACATCTTTGTCGTCAGTGTAGACCGCGCCTTGAGAAATCTGCAGCAGCTTGTTGAGCATGGACGCTGCGTTGACGGCCGTAACTTCCGAACCGGCTGCGATGACCGCCATTTGTTTTTTGATTGCGTCAT